TCTCTGCACCATACTCAATCGCTCTGGTTTGATACTCGTGCATGTTTTTTGGATCACGCTTTGCCATAAAGACAACGGCTTTCTTTTTGTATCGAGTGCAAACATGAGCGAGCGACATCTGAGCGTAACCTGTTGCGGGTGAACTTCCATACACCCACTCTTTGATTTTAGAGTTACCGATCATATAATCAATGAAGCGACATTTAGATCCTGCCACAAGCAGGTCATCACGAACGACATAGAAGCCGTCGTGCTTGTGTATTTCTGGTTGTGGGTATGGATCTTCCCAATCACCAAGAATGCTTTCATCAATACCAAATAGATCAGGCATAATCCTCTTTCATCTTACTGAAGTTCTTCTTCTTCTCGAACTGCATCACTCGTTCAAACTTGTCAACAAGTTGATCTGCTTTGTGTGAGATCACGAATATATTTATGTCTTTATCAAAGAAGCGAATCAGTTTCATAAACTCATCCATGCCAGTTGCATCCAACGATGAGTCGAACACCTCATCCAAAACGAGGATGTTGCAGTTTGCACTGTTCTTCAGTTTAGAAATCTCTCTCCAAGTCAACAGAATTGCCAAGTCGATCCGAAGTTTCTCACCCTCACTGAACGATGCGTAAGAAAACTTATCACGATGTCGGCTCTTGATTGTTTCGTTGAAGTTCTCGTCAAGTTCAAACGATGCAAAGAAGTCCATCGCTTGGAGATACTTGTTGATGAGAGAGTTGATGAGCGGCAGAAAGTGTTGAATGATTTTTGCTTTTACACCAGAGTCTTTGAGCAACACTGATGCAATCTCATAGTTACTCTTGTCCTCAAGCAAAGCATCTCTTTGCTCCGCAAGTTTACCACCGTCCTCTCGAATCTTTTCGAGTTCGTCTCGTGCGTCAGACAAAACCGTATCGTCATCCGTCTTTGTGTAGAACTTGTCGAGTTCCTCTTGATAGATTTTGCAAGTGGATTCGTTTTTATCTTTCTGTGATTGTTCTTGTTGAATTTCAGACATCAATCGTTCGTATTCGTTCAAGTCTTTGCCACACTTATCAATTGTGTCGAGAACAGGAGTAAAAACGTCTGCCATCTTGCGGAGATCGGCATCCAATTGATCAATACTTGTCTTTCTGTGATTCTCATCAATGTCCTGACCACATCGACTGCAACTCGTGTTTTTCTTTAGAAATGCAATGTCCTTATTGATCTGCTTTGCTTTTGTTTCCATCTCCTTCTTCTCACCCTTTGCATTTTCAAGTTCGGTGATAATGCTTTTGTGATTTGGAAGTTGGTTTGTTTTTTCTGCGATGGACTCAGATAACTTTTGTGTGTCATCCTGAAGAGTTTGAATCTTGTCTTTGTATTCTGTAATCTTTGTTTCCCGTTCGTCAGCAAACTCTTCTCGTTGCTTTTTGACATTTGCAATGAATGTCTTTTGATTTTCTGCTTTGTGAATCATCACTTCGATCTCAGACTTTTTCAGTTTTACTTCTTGCTTAGTGGTGGAGAGTTTTGCTTTCACCACATCATTCATCATCGAGAAGATTTCAATGT